TTAGATAACATTAAATATATCTTGATTATATTCGCGTGCCATATTCGTGCCATTAAGATTTAATATTCCGTCTATTTGTTTTGCATGTTGAGTTAAATGAATAGGTGAAAGGTGTGCATACCTTCTCACCATTTCAATACTTTCCCACCCTCCCATTTCTTGCAATGCAGATAATGGAACCCCGGATTGAACTAACCAACTTGCCCATGTATGTCTTAAATCATGAAATCTAAAATCTTCTATTCCAGCTCTTTTTAACCCAGCCTTCCAAGCCTTATTTCCGTCAACTCTCATTTTCCTTATTTCGGGTGTTAATTTTCCGTTAGGTTTCACTGATGATGACATGTGAACAAATACCCATCGGTTATGTTTCCCTATTTGCCCGCGCAAAACTGAGCATGCTGTATCATTTAATGCCACGCCAATCGCTCTACCTCCTTTAGCATCCTCCGGGTGTATCCAGGCAATCTTTTTCTGAATGTCAATTTGCGACCATTCCAGATCAAGAATATTTGACCTCCGTAACCCGGTTGCCAGAGCAAAGACAACAACCGGTTTAAAGTGATCAGGCATTTCATTAACAAGCCTCCTTGCCTCCTCATGAGTTAGCCACCGGATACGCCTGTTTTTGGGCTGCCGAGCTTTCACGTTTGGGGCAGAATCCAACCATTGCCATTCGTTGGCGGCGATCCGGAGTAATGCCCTCATAAAAGCCTGGTGAGAATACCGGGTTGATTGACTAACAGGAGCTGGTTTATATGGGGGAACTGGCTTACCAAGGCGAGTTAATCTGTCCCTTTGGCTCTCCCAGTTATCTCTCAGCTTCCTGTTTGTCATCCCGGCAACCGCTGTTTGAATTTGCTCATTTGTGATGCTGGATAATGGCTTTCCTCTAAATATTGGCAGGAAGAATCCAATCTTAGACTTATCAGCATCCAGCGATTTTTTGTGTCCTTTCTCAATTATCCAGCGGAGACAGGCTTCTTCGAAAAGCTTAACTGGAGCCTCCCCGATCTTTTCCGTCCTCCACATATCAGACTTTAGTTTGTCATGGAGCTCTTGAGCTTCCCGCTTGTCCGTTGTGCCAAGGCTTTGTCTAATGCGCTTCCCACCTGACGTAACGAAATCACAGTGCCATACCCCGTACCTTTGCTTGAGTGCCATTCAGTTTTTCCTTCTGTTTGGCCTTCAACCGCATTCACCTGATGAGTTTGCTGCTGATGCCTGACATATTCAATACAAGAAGATTTAAATATGAGGAGCTTCCCTCCTCCATTAATTCCCGACTTTGCCGCGGCTAGTAGCTTGTTTTTTATCCTTGCCCGTACCGCGCGCGGGCTTAGGTGAAGAAATTCAGCAGCACCATCTAAGTCAAAAACTTCATCATTCATAGCTGGCCTCTTATCTCTTTATCAATCTGACGGACGTAATAACTCAACCAGCGCTTAGCTGGGAAAGTTTTCGGTTGCATCTCAATGGGTAGGGCGGTGATTTTTTTTGCGTGGCGATTAAGAATTTCAGTGAAGTGCTTGTCGTGCTCTTGAATTGGGTATTTCTCTTTAACTTCTATTATTTCAGCAAGCGCATCTTTTGCTACTGATCTGATTGCGTTCTCTATTGTCGATTCCATGCGCTCACCCCACATTACTAACGATATAGAGCGTTGCTGCTACTGTGTATCCGATGACATATATCCAGAACCAGGCACCGTCTGATATCTTTCTCTTCATGCTGCCTTACTCCCGGTTAATATTTCCTGTCCGATCGCCTTCAGCTCATCGCGCTTAACAGTGGTGAACATGCAGCGAGGCTTGATGAATGGCCGCCAGATAAGCAGACACGATCCCTTGGTGTTGCCGTTTTTTTTCACTTTGGCCTCAGCAGGGATAAACGATACCCGGCCATCCGTAATCAATCGCACTTCATCGACCGATTGCAGAGCCAGGCTAAACCAGCCTACGGCCACATCAGCAGGTACCAACATCACCACTGGCTGTAATATTTCCCTGCATTGTTCGACGGCCTTTAGCACCCACGGCGTTATGTCTGAGTAGGGAGGGTTAATCCAAACTGCACCACTGGCAGGCCACTCCGCACTAAGCGCATCGTCTTGTTCAGTGAGATAGTGGGCGCACAGGGCGTTTTTGTGACTAGCCGCCGCATCGAGATAAAAGCCAAACTCAATATCTAATGCGGTGAAGATATCGAGCGGGGTCATCCATAAATCTTTCAAGTTGTCCGGTGTGTGGCTGCCGCCAAAGTCACTCATGCCGCCATCCCCTTTCGCCGCTCATCAATCTCATAATCATCACGACATCCGGCATCACAGAACAAGCCGCGAGCAATCGGCCGGCGACACTCTGAGAAGTGGCAGCGGCCGGTGAATGTCATTGTCGGCTTGCGATTAGCTATTCCGATTTTTATGTTGAGTTGCTCAAGTTTTTGAGCCTGGTCGATTTCGTCACACATTACGCTGCCTCCGCAATATTTGTAGGTTCGCGCCAGCACTTCACAGAGTAATTTCCGTTTGGTTTCTCAGTGCAAATGGCAGCGAAACATGAGTTGCTTACCACTCCTGACGGGCCCGGAAACTCACCGCTGGCCCGGCCTTTAACAAAGTGCGTTAATGCACGATTGGCAAAATCAGAGCAGCCGATATCCGGCGCTGTAATGGTTATACGCATAGGGAATCTCCAGATTTAGTGAAATCCGTTTCTGTGAGTCCGTGGTGGGGTTAAAACGAGTTAGCGATAGACTTCGCTGCACATGAGCACAGCGTCGGGCCTGCGCTCTTTAATCAGCGTTGATATTTGTTGGCATTCGGATTGAGTAGGGTAAATATCCTCTGAAACTGGCAGGGCGTTGCAACTATCGTTAAAGCAGGAAGTAATGAGAAGAACAAAGCCGATTAGCATTTAGTCGCCCTCTCTACTTTTAGTTTCTCCGCATCGAGCACAGTAAAGACCGCCATATGTTTCATCCCGAAATTTATCGATAACGTCACACATACCGCTGGATGATATGTTATCTATCTCAATATTTGGATTCTTGGCTGCCGACTTCACTATGACGGGAATGTATTTGTGCCCAAATATAAAGCCGATTATTCCGTTACATTGGCTCATCAGGTTTATCCTCCGGTCGATTTACCCTTTTTACGAGTGACTCATACTGCATAGCAATCGTTTCGGTATCTGGAGTAATTTCATCGAACATGATTCCAAGCGCCGCTTTCTGAATTACCCCTGCAACCTCTTGCGCCATGCTATTTTTCACTCCAGCCATGAATTTGGCTATCTCACTGTCCTCCACTGGCTTAGCTGCTGTGAATAGCGGGATAACATCGAACTCGCTACACATCGGTTTATCTTTCGCAAACCACATCACGCCGGTATCGCGATGAAAAGCATATGCAAACGGCGGCAACGCTTTCAACTCTGCAAGTTGCTCACGCAGTGAGAGCAGCTCAGCATTTCGCTCAATCAGGGCATGGGCCATTTGATTGATTAAGTGACCATCTGGCCAAAGCAGAGTTAGCTTGAACAAATGCACATCGTCATTGATGAATTCTTTCATATGCAATTCCTGCTTAGTTAGCTTTTTCATTGCTCACTCCAATCGTCACACGGCGTAGGTTTATATCGACGGGGATTTCACTGCGACCCGTTATTGCCAGCGCAAAATCTTCCGACGTCATAGATGCGGTTATAGTCCTGCCCATGCCAAACTTGAGCACAATCTCAATGCGCTGCTCATCCCCGCCGATACGTGAGATATCAATAACAGCCTCTGTTTTTCCCTTACTCAGCATCTGCATTCCCCTCAATCTGTTTAAGCGCTTCCTTTTTGCGATAAAACATATCCATCACAACTTGAAAGCCTAATGCTGTAGGCTTCTCAGATTTACCAGTAAGTAACTTCAGCTTTTTCGCGATTGTTGTTGCCGTGTGTCCGCAGTGATAGCCAGCGGCCCGTTTAATAACTACTTCGGCAAGGATTGTTCTGAAATCAGTTCTACCGAAACTAGTACCATCAAATGCATCATTAACAACAGCGTCTGTTATTTTTAAATATTCCTGATATGCGTCATGCGCTGACATCTGCATTCCCCTCAACCAGCTCAATTAAACGTGGAGCACCATGGTTTGGATGAAACCCAAGAAATTTTTCAGCATGTTTTCTAGCCTCAATAGCTTCATGTATATTTTCGAAACTGCCAAGATGCTTCAGTTTGTTATTTACCCTTATGCTTGCGACCCATTTATTTCTTGATTTTCTCCAGCTTACACCCATTGCTCCGCTGCTATTTTTGGGTGGCATGCTTAGGTTTCGATGGTTTTGTAGATCGGTAACCAGCCTTAAATTTTCAATCTTATTGTTTAATCGGTTATGGTCGATGTGGTCTATTTGCATCCCGTAACTAATTTCACCGTTAAGCATTTCCCATATGATCCTATGCGCTAGGCGTCTTTTCCCAAAAATCATCAACTGCTGGTAACCATGACCGCCAATTGACCCAGCATTGGCACCAATTTTTGTTCTGTTTGATAGTTTTACTTTCCATCGTAACAATCCTTCATCTGGGTCATAGGTAAAATATTCATTCCAATTAATAGGTGGTTTATTACCTTTCATTCCTCCCACTCCTTAGGCTGGAAATTATCTCGTTTGCCGCTGATAACTCGGATTTTAAATTATCGATTACCCCGACTAGTGAACCGCCAGCGGGAACCTCAAGTTCCTCAATAAGCTGAAAATAGATATCAGCGGCTGCTCTTGTGTTGCTACCCGCCCCAATATTTACCTCTCGCAATGCATCACGTTCTTTCTGTGCCGCTTCCAACTGGGCTATCAATGCAAGAACGCAATCTGGAGTAAATAACCGGCGAAAGGTAATTGCTTCATCAGTTATTCGCACGGTTGAACTCAAGCGCATGGCCATTGCCGCGGCTTTCAACTCTTCGATGTCATTCATCAGTACGCTCCGCTGGGGCAGTGAGACTATCAATTTCGATGTCATGCATATTGTGATAGTCAGATAACGAAAATCCGCGCCCGCCAAAGTCATTTTTGAAGTCTTTGACTGATACGCCGAATGACTCAAGCACGGCTGACATACTCGGCACGAACTTCAACAAATCAGTCTGCGGCTCATCGATATCAAAGCAATGAACTAACTTTTCATCTTCTGCGATAGTGAAAATCAAATTAGTTTCTGCATAGCGATATACTTTTTCGCCGCCTTTGTTAGTGCTAGTTTGTGCAATCAGCGAGCAGGTATTGAGTGCTGAATCACGTTCAGCTTTTAACGTTTCATAATCAGTATTTTCAGACATAACTATTCCTCAGCAGATTGCTGCTTTAAATGGGGTGGGGGATTAGGCTGCCAGTCCGTTGGCAGCGAGTGACAATTTCAGGTTGTTATTCATCCGCTCTGCAATCCGTTGCGCTGTGAGTGGATTTTTAATTATTGAGTTTTGAGGGGTAATCCATCCGTGTTGCTTGCATGAATAAACCAGAGTTATGCAGCCAACGGTGATGTGGTCGTGAGAGTGGGTCATAGGCTCCCCCACTGGTCACCAAATTTGAACCCTAAAACATCAAGCGCCTCATCCATGGTCTTGATGAACTTGGGTATCTTCAACTCAAAGGCATCTTGGAACTCATTATCTTTGTCGATGATGATTGAGTGCATGTTCTCGCGACGCATGCGTGGGTCATAATTGCTAAACCACCACTGATTACAGCCTGAAACCCACATTGAATACTGCACTTGAGCCATATACTCTTTTTTTACTGCATCTATCCCACCAAGACGAAACTTAATGTACTGAGCTGACGTGTAAGGTGACTTCAACTCCAGTCCTCGCCCATCGCTACACATGCCATCAGGTGAGCATGCGCAGCGCATTGTTTCGTCTTTATAAAAGATGGGGGGAAGCTCAGTAGTGACGTCATTTTCGAACTCGAAAAGTAGTCTTGCCGCCTCTTCGTGTTTTTTCCCCCAGAGAAGTGGTCGCGCTGGTATTTCATCTGGAATTGCACCGGTACAAACTTCGGCGATCAACTCGTTCATGTAGGTTTCTGCCATCCCTGACAGCAAGCCAGCAGCCTTATCCTTGGCTGATTTCGGTTCTGTCAGAATGTCGCCAACTCTTGAAGCTGTAATGCATGCCAACCGGCACATTTTCCACTCGTCGCTTCCTTGCCCGATGGCGGAAATGTCAAAGCCAAGCCGCTGTGATGCTATTACGTTGCTAAGCATTTTCAGCCTCCTTGCTATTGGCTAACCGTCGCTCCATGCTTGAAATTAGCTTTCCTGCTTCTACGCTGGTTAGTTCTAACTGATTTTCTATATCTCTGCCGGTCAGGGTTTTACATGCTTTCTTTAAGTCCTCGAACGTTGAGTTAAAGCCAATGAGAATTTCATTAATTCGGTTGTTTTGTTCTTCCGTGATTTTGCTTTCCAGTGCTGGCGATTCACTATTCTGGGTAACAACCTTTTCCTCTGGTTCATAATCCCGAACCTCTTCAGCCAACTGAATTCCCTTCAGTCTGTCCGCGTATGCGTCACGCGCTGAGAAGCCTAATGCTCGCCATTGCTGCATTCGTTTTGGGTATGATTTCCACGGTCCGGCCTTGTTCCATAGCCCAGCCGTTTGAGCATCTACGACGCTGAATGACCCGTTGAAAACAGCAATGGCACCTGTTTGGAGCTTTCTGCTTATTTTGCAGTGGGCCGTTTGTGTTGCCTCATCGTAGTACTCTTCAAACCCTGCCAAGTCGCTCGCTGATAGGATTAATGCCCTCAGCGCGTCGCCCCATACACTTGGCCTGCCATTAATTACTGCAATCCCTTGCACTGACTGCATGGGCTGAAATCCAAGCTCCGCCCCCATTTGCATTGCGATCAGAACATCGTTTGGCTTTCCCCTGTAATTTGATGGGGCAAATTGGCTACTGGCGATTGCGTCTGCAAAGCGCTGCGCCTGCTCAAAATTCTGGGGGGAAAGCATCATTTCATTTGCCATCACGCCGCCTCCTCATGCCCGTCAATCATCATTGCTCGCTCGTACTTCGCTGCAATAAGCATTGAGTCCCATAAAAATTGAGATGCCATTTCTTGGAAATCGGAATTATTAAGCATCAGGTGAAGTACCTTGGCGTCTAAATCACAGAACCCAACACGCTTGAATAGCTCTTCAATGTGCTTAATTTTGATTTCTGTATTCAGCTCGGCGGTTCGCGCTTCCAGTGTTTTTTCATCACGATAATCAAATCCTTTTGTGATTTTATCGAGCGCCATAATTTGGGTGACGTTCATGGCTCAATCCTCCGAGTTAGCGCTTCAATAATTTTCTCCCAGATACCTTTCCGTGGTGGGGGAGTGAAGCTTGCTGATGTGAGGCGGTAGGCCGGTGAATGCTGAATTTTGGTCAAATAGTTAGTAGAGCAGCCCGATGCGGTCTGCCCAGCAAATGCAAGTTGCATGGGATACTCCGGTTTAATTAGTTGTATTTAGCCCACAGCAAAACACCGACAGTTGTCAGTTATTTACTCTGGGGAGTGGTGGGGGTGAGGGATTAATCTATCTGAGAGTTAGATAGGTATCTTTCTGGGTGGCGAAAATTCAATAACTCGTCCTGAGTTTTACTTAATCTCTCTTCCAGTCGCTTAATCGCATCTGATTGTTGATTAATTAGTTCGCTATTAGATTCTTGGGCTGAGCAAGCCACCTGATATCTGGCTTTATCAAGTACCGTACCTTCACCATATAGGCGCTCATACCCACAAATCTGGCCTCCAGCAAATCCGTTTTCCGTCATCCCATACATGCTAGATATTTGGTCAACAACATGCTTAATCACATTGTCGTAGCAAGATAGCGATTCAATTACCTGCATACGGTCTTCATCGCTCATCAGGTCGATAAGTGACGATGCATCATTAAGCGTTATTGTTATTCCGTTTGAAGCTTTAATTTCAATTGTCATACATCACCTCATCTAGTGGTCTTAGACTTCTTCAAACTCGCCAATCTCATTCAGCGAATACCAAGCATCTGGCATAATTCCATTCTCACCAACCTTGCTGGCCCGAATATGAATTAGTTCGCCATCGTCATTTCGGTACACACAAACAATCGCACTACCCAATGGGGCGCGAGCTTTGCCACCCTTACCGAGAGCAGAAGCCACGGCATGTAGTTTTAGTCCGTCATCTGCTGGCGTGATCTCACTGCTCGACCGGTAACCCGTGGCTGACGATGCAGA